TCTTGCCAATACCGGCCAAGCCACCCTCTCCGCTTGGAGACCAGATCAATTTGTTATCGTAGTAATAGCCGCCACCTTGAGACGCTGGGGCAATTGCGGTTCCGTCAGAAAAGTAACGCCAGCCGTTTTCCCACGACCCACCACCTTGAGGGAAAATTTCGTCTACCCCATAGTCGGTGCCATAGTCATACATATCGGAGTACTGATAGTCACTATCGCCCCCAGTGTAATCGTACAGATCAGAGTATTCGTATTCATCCATAATCAACTCCTAAGTATCTTCATCAACTCCGCAGTCACATCGTCATCAGAACCCACCATGCCTCCTTGGGCATACGGCGTTATAAACATGCGTTCTTGCTGCGGCGTAGCGAAGATGCTGTTCCAGTCGTAAATATAGCCAATTTGGGCCGGATCAGGGGCTTTTACGGTCACCTGCTGCCCTGCAATATCCGGTGCTGTCATTAGCATTTGTTGCAATGCGTTGACGTTTGTTTGCTGGCGACCCTGCTGGGCTAGTTTGGCGGCCTGTTCTCTTTGCAGACGGTCTCTCTCAACTGCTGCTGCTTGCTGGCTGGCCAGAACGCCATACACCCCTGTTGGCTGCTGTGTCCAAATGGTGCCAGCGCTCGGAACAAATGGTTGGTCAACGGTGCCAGAGATAACACCTTGCAATAAATTTAAGTCTGCTTGGTCAATCCGCCCGTCTAGGTTTGCGTCATAGGCCAGTTGTTGCTGGGTCAGTGCAGTTCCCGGCTGGGCTTGTTGCTGGCCAATTACCGTATTCACAAAGTCAATATCGGCTTTGGGTTACATCTCGATATGGCTTGCCAACAAAATCTGCAACTTGCTTGATTTGGTCTTGCGTCATCGCAAACTGTTGCGACTGCGTTAGCTTGACCTCATTAAGCGCCTGTTGCGTGGCCTCAAACTGGGACAGACCCTGTGCTTGCAATTCTGCTACACGGGTTTGAAAGTTTTGTTGGATATTGGAGATGCCAGTTGCAAACTCTTGACGTAAGTTTGCCTCTGTTGTCCCCATTTGGGCCAATAGATTTTCTTTGGTCGTACCAATATCGCCAGCAACCTTATTAATAGCGGCGTTTAGAGCCTCATCACGAGACATCCCGGCTGATTCATTCGCTGCAATTTGTTCTTGTAGCTGTCCTCTAAAGTTTGCAAACTGTTCAGACAGACCATCGCCGCTAATCTGACCAATTTGGTACTGCAAAGAATTAAATCTAATTGCATCCAGATCCGCTGCAATTTTCCCCGCTGCTTCAGTCTCTTGGTATTGACCAATCAGCTTGTAAACATCATCTGGCGATGGTTTTGTAATACCAGCAGCTTTGAGTGCATCAGCAGCCTCGTTGTAATCTACATACCGAGGATCAACATACTGGTTCAGCAGTTCTCGAATAGCATCCTGATTAACATCCTGGCCTTGCTTGATATAGTCGGCAATTTCCTGCTCGGTCGGCTTGTACCCGGTGCTTTGAAAGAATCGAATGGCCTCGTCTCGTGTGACCTGACGCGGATCAACGTATGCGCCAATATCTGTACGCGCTTGCTGCTCTGGAAAGTTTTCTTTAACAAACTGATTTAATTCTTCCGCACTAGGCGGGTATCCATACACATCATTAAATATGGCAGCAGCTTCTTCACGAGTGGTGCCAAGTGGGTTTAATTCTGTTTTGGCTGTTTCAAGCGTAGATGCCTGATCTTTTTGGCCAATGTACTTTTGAATTTGTTCTTCAGTAAGGTTAACATTCTGCGCCTTGGCAGCATCAATAATTTCTTGGCGCGTGACATACCGTGGATCAACATATTTGGCAACCTCTGTTTTGATTGCATCTTGATTGACAGTTGGTCCTTGCTTGATATACGAAAGCAACTCTTCTTCAGTTGGTGTGTAATCAAGGTCTTGAAAGAACTTTTCTGCTTCAGTACGGGTTACTTGGCGCGGATCAACATACTGATTCAGTTGTGATTGCAGCGTTTCTAATGTTTTTTCACCAGCAAACTGTTGCGACTCAGTATCGGTTGGCTTGTACCCAAGAGACTCAAACAGGCTCTTAACATCACTTGGCGACTGAATCTTGTCTTTGATCTCGGTTACCACCTCATCAATTGCGCTGCTGTCGGGTGGCTTGACCGGATCCGGTTTGGTTGTGTCTGCCTCAATAGGTTTGACCGGCTCTGCAACCGGCGTCTTGTTGATAACCTCTTGTGCTTTCTGTGGCGATACCCAAATGACTTCATTGGTCTTTGGATTGATAGCCGCGCCTGTACCATCAGCATAGGTAATCAGCGCAAAACCGTTGTCGCCACCATACAGTGTTGCACCAGTTGCTTCATCTTTGGCAAGAAATGTCAGGCCACCAAACAGACCTGACGACACGCCAGATCCATCACCAAATACCGAATACCCGCCTTGTGCTGGTGGTTTAGCAGATTGTCCAAGTGCAAATAACGAACTGTATCCGGAACCGTCTCCTACGATAATATCAATTCGCAATGGTGTATGAATTTGTCCAGTAACCGGATCTTGCCAACCACGACCGTCTGGCAAGTACACAAGATCCGACTCAAGCGTTTGCCCATTGATCTTGGCGCCAGAATCTACAACAAAGTTACTGCCATCTTTGGCAACACCATAGCCGCCAACCTCAGCCATTGCGTTGAGCGTGCTGCGGTACGCGTCTTTATACTCTTGGCTGTTGGTGCCGTAACGATCACCAACTGACTTGACATAATCTCTTTGGGCATCAATAGCAGAGCGAATATCTTGCGTTACAGAATTAACGTAATTGTCAATTTCGCCAGACGCAATTTTTTGATTGATCTGCGCATCGGACAAGCCTTCTTTTCGAAACGAATCAACAATCCTAGACCTTAAAGCATCTTGATAAGCATTTTGTGTTTGCTTGTCTTTTATTTGATTGTTGACAAACAGTTCAGCCGCTTTATCTCGATCAGCGTTGGTTGGGTCAATTAGCTTGCCAAGAATGTGTTCAGGCGGTGGCTCACCAAATTCTTGCTCATACTTGTCAATTGCGGCGCTAACCGTTGCATCTTTTTGATTGGTGCTAAGACCTTTGTACTGACCTTCAGATAGCCAATGCTCATAAACATCAACATCATTACCAAGTTTATTAATGGACTTGTATTCGGCAGCATTAAAGTTTGGATCCATTGTTTGCACAAATGCTTGTGCAGTATTGGCAAATAAATCCTTGTATTTTGCTTCTAGTGGATCTGTTTTATTTTGAACCTGACGCAAACCTTCTTCATAAGTCTTTACAAGACCATCATATTCGGTTTGCATGCTAGACAACTGGTTGCTAAATTTGTCCAGTTGCGGCTTAAACTTTTCGTTGTACTCTTTTGTTAATGCGTCCGCATAAGTGTTGTATGCACGAATTGCAGCATTAGCTGCATCAGCGTTGGCCTGTGTCTGATTGCTGTTAAATGTTGCTTTGGCTTGATTGGCAAGATTTAACAAACGATCTTGTTCGGAAACTTTTGCATTTAACTGTCCCGCAAGCGTATTGTATTGAGATGCAATACTTTCCTGTCCAGCAATGTTTTTGTCTAAGGCTTGCGCACGAAGTTGTGCCTCTTTGTAAGAGTTTTCAACGTTGGTTAGAAGACTCTTGAACTCGGTTTTTGCAATATCACCAAGCGCTTTAGAGCCAACTTGCATCAACGTGGCTTGCAATGCACGGCTTGGGTCTCCGCCTGCAAATGCAGTAGCCGTAACGTTGGTTAAAACTTGAGCAGCAAGTGCCTTTTGAGATTCAGAGATGCCGGGATTGTCTTTTGCAAACTGATCAACAAGATTGGTAGCAATCTTGCTGGTTCTGATTGCAGATGACACCACTGCGGCAGTGACGTTTTGACCAGTTAATTGCGCAGTAATTGCGGACTCAATTGCGGCAGCAGCGGTTGGGCTGTTTTGACGAAGCTGTCCAAATGCGCCGCCAGTTTGTTTGTCTAACTCACCAAGCGCCAACCCAACCAATTGGCCAGATCCAGCAGACACAATTCCTAGTTTTAATGCCTCAACAGGATCTCGGCCATAGACAATTCCAGCGCCAGCACTGGCCGCACCAGCACCAACAATCTGTCCGGCAATATCAGCGGCAGTCCGCATACTGGCTTCTTGGGCAGCAAGCATTGCGGCTTGTTGGCCAGAAGTTCCGTAAGCAGCGCCAGCGGCAGCAGTAGACGCGCCTTGATAGGCATACTTGCCAGCAGCGGAACCAAGTTCTTGGGCTACATAAGCTTTGGCGGTAGCCTTGAGAACATCATCTAAATCGCCGCCTTTTGCGGCAACATCAGCGCCTTCAATAAGCGGCAACGCCCAGTACTGTTGCGTTGCAATGGCAGCAATTTGGGCGGCGGTTTTAACTGGGTCATCGAGCATGCCCTCTACAACGTTGCCAACAGTATCAGCAACTGGCTCGACAATCTCATCGACCGCCCAGCTAACGGTATCACTCACCAAATCGGCGGCGCCACCAATTACATCACCGACAAAATCTGCTACGCCACCCATTAGGCTGCCTCAAGTTTGATGGTTACGCCGTACATGCCGTGCGCTTCTTTCATTTCCACCTCTGCGGTACCACCAACGCGAGCTTGCACCTCAGGGCGCTGAATGTATTTGAATACCGAACTAAGTTTCGGGTCTTCGTACAACGAGATAAAGTAATTGACGTTTTCGTCTAACAGGTACCGAAAGTACTCTTCACCGTTTTTAAGATAGTTTTTGGCTTTATCTGCATTAAGTGCACGGCCATACGCCACCTTCATGCCGTCTTTTGTTTTGAAGTGTGTGATAAATACAGTGTTGCCGTATTGGCGCACATCTGTATCAGGCATGGCGCCTTCTTGAACCAGTCCAGCAATAGACGGTGCAATCATGCGTTGTTCCAAGCCTTGGTTTTGCAAAGCCCGAAGCATGATTTCAGGAATTCCTAGTTTTTTGTTGTCACTGCTGGTTAACATGCCTCGCCTCGTGTAAAGACCGCTGCCGAATAAACACTTCCCATTCCAGCCGCCAAACTTAATATGCACCCATCGGGCGCTGGCAATGGCTCAGATAAGTAAACTCGGTCGTCTTCAGTCCGGTTCTTGATCGCGGGCACTGTATTATGTTGCAGTGCGTCTAGCAGCAAGCAGGTTTCCAGCAAGCCACTGGCCCCCATTGTATGCCCAATTGTGGGCTTAAAGGAAGTGGCTACAAACTGGTTTTGGAACAGATATTCTAGTGCTGCGCCTTCAGCTTGGTTGTTGGATTCAGTGCCGGTGCCGTGCGTCTTAATAATCCGAATATCTGAGGGTTTAACCCCGGCCATCTCTATGGCGCCTTGGGCAGCCTTCACAAACCCAGTCCCGTCCGGTAACTGACCTATGGCATTGGTGCATGGTTCGGACGCTGAGTACGCCCCCATCAAATAGGCTTTGGGGGCAAACCCAGATTCGGATAATCCCGCCTCTGATTCAAAGACCGCCAGAACCCCACCCTGCCCAACATAAAATTGACCATTCTTTTTATCAAACGCCGATGGCTTTTTGCCGCCAAATTCCATACTGACTTGCAAGCTGGCCTTGGACTCCCCAAAGAAGTTCAATACCAGATTGCTTACGGCATCTTCCAATGACATCACAATGACTCGGGTAAACCCGTACAGACGGATCAGGCTTTGGACATCCATTAGCACCTTGAGACTAGAAGCGCATGCCGACGCGTCCGTGGCAATGTGGTCGTACGCCTTGAGCGTACTGGCCAGCCTCCCCGCATACACTTGGGTTAGGGTGAGCGGCAGAAACCGATAGTCATAGTCCAACCGATTCAGGACGTGCCGAGCAGGTATCCCAGCAAAGTGCCCATTGCCTGCCGCCAGAATAAACGCTGTTTTTGGGGACGGAACATCTCGCATTAGACCGACAATTGTTGGGTCCATGACCATCTCGCCAAGTTTATGGACCGGATAGACAAGACCGGTTTTGGCTTTGGCGTAAGTTTCTGGAAACCAATGCACTCGCTGGGCGTACTGGATGTCTTCTAAGAGTTCTGTGTTGGGGGTGTAGACCGTGTGATAGTGGGTTAGCGCAATCACTTGCAGACCTCCAGCGCTTCCTCAACGGATTCCGGTTGTTTGGTTGCATGCGCTTCAAATAGGTCAAACATTTCCCTGACCGTTTTGAATTGAAAGTGCTTGGCAATGTCTTCTGGCACACCATAGATGTCGCCCATGTAGAGGCTAAACATCAAAGCATCTAGGCTATCTAGCCCGGTATCCACAATCTCTGTGTCAAGACTGGTAATAGTTTCGGCTTCCGCAAACGCTGGTTTGACTGCTTTAACCAGCCCGTTAAATAAGGCAACTTTGTCCATCATCGCTCCTTGTGAAAGGGGCTTTTATTCTACAACGCCTTATTGTTGTATCTCAGTAACTTCTAAAAGAATTGATGGTACCGCAGGTCTGGCAAATGTGGCGGTGCCGTTTGCGCCTGTCTGGGCCGCCTTGGCCGTAATTGCCATAGCGGTGTCCTCAACGGCGTACATAATCTCAAAGTACTGATTGGCGTTCAAAGATAGCGTCCAAGACCAAGACGGCACCAACACTGTGCCGTTGCCCGAAATAGTAATTTCAGAATTGCTATTGGCCGCGTCAGATCCGTTGATTCTTGGCCAGATCCACATTTTTTTAGCAGATGCGTTATTGCTTTCAATCTGCATTGAGAAGGCAAACTTGTACAGGCCGGAGTCGGATACCACTATCCTAGACGTTGGGCTGCCCCGTGAGACGCCATTGGCAAAGTCGGTGGTATTGAATGTCACCGCATACGGGGTGTAAATAGCCGCAGGCGTCTGGGTCGTGCTGTCTGAAAAGACGCCATAGTACTTCTGCTGCTCGATAGTAGGCCGGACAAATATCTCACCATCTGTCGCGTCTACGGACAGTACCGCCGCAACCGGAATGACGTTTTGCGGCGCAGTCGGCTTCACATTGGTAAACGCACCGGCAACGGTCGGGCTGGCATACAAGACGTCCCCAATGGAAAATGCGCTGGTATCTAATCCGCGCACGTGCCCAAACACCGTACAGTAGCCAACCTCGCCAGAATTGGGCAGGTCGTGCGTCATAACACCAAGGATATACAAAGTCGGCGTTGATCCATCGGCCAAATACGGCGCAACAGACAGCGTGTTATTGGCACCAACCCCAGCAAAACCCACCACAGTGCCGTTAGGAATGGTCACGCCCGTAGCATTTTCTACGCGGGCATAAGTCTCAAGCCCAATCTGCTGCACCACACCATAATCCATACCAAGATCAACCGTTTGGTCAGTTTGGTTCCAACTGAGCGTGCCTTTGGACGGGGTAATAACAGCGTCCGTATTCAGAATCAGCTTGTTGGTGCGGTACGAAAACGCCTTGTTTGGGGTCTCGGAATCCAGTTGGTTGAAGTAAATCCGCAGTACCTTGGTCAACTGATCAAAGTACTGACGGTCATACTCCGCCGGTGGAAACGGTAGCGCTGGCGCTTTGAAGTCTTCTAGTGCCATATCTAGCGTCGGCCATCAGATCTGAGGTCCAGCCTTGGCGCACCCAACTGCCACGCCACGCCTAGCCCAGTGGACTCAATCTTCATGGCCATCTGACGGCCACGAACCCTTGTAAAGATCTGTCCCGTAAATTGCTCCACCGGCAATGTGGCTGTCCGTGTAATTGTGGCGTTATTGGTGCCGCCTACTGAAGCCGGATTGTTGTATCCAGAACCAGAGTTCTGTAGCGGCAACAAGTACATGGTGGCCTGCGGGTTGGTCACGTTAGAGCCACGGAAGGTAATGTCGGGCAGCACACGCCATACAAACGCAAACGTATGGCCGTCATCAAGGTCAAACTCTGACGAGGTGATGTATGCCGTAATCGGCAACGGATCCACGCCTACCTGATCGTCATTGCCAAGTTCATGGCTGACCAGATTGTTCTGATAGGTGGCCGCCAAAGGATACGGGCGGATACCCAAGTCTAGCCATGCAGTGCGGGCCATTGTGCCGTAGTACCAGATGTCTTCAAGGTAGTTGTACACCACATAACGGTCAATTTCGTTGGACCCAGACGAGCAGTAAAACCACCAGATCTCGTTAAACGCCTCGTTCGTGCCAGCAAATATCTGGTCAACCTGAAGCTGATTAATGTCATTAAAAATGTACTGCCGCAGGTCGCATCGTAGGGTCTGGGCGCGGCCATCGTACTTGTAGAACTTCTCAAAACCCATCCAATACGCCACACCGTTGGCATACGCCACTGAGTTTTGGCTCATAATTGAGATGTTTTCACCCACCAACTGCGCACCCCACACGGCTGGCGCACCTACATATTGCAGTGCATAAACAGCCGTATCCGTCCAAACCAGCACCTCTTGGCGCGACTGAATGGCAGTGACAATTTCTGAACCACGAGACAGCCGCAAAGAGCCAGCCTGATTGGTAGCTGCTGGGGTCCATTCCAAAGCATCTTCTTGGTCGGACCAACGAATAGACATTGGATCTTGAACTGTTGACCCAATATCATTGGTGCCAAACGCAAATACAAAACGGCTAATGTCAGACACCAGTAGATAGTTTTGAACTATCGGAACATCAGATGCGCCAGCGTAGTTTGACAACAACTCAGCACGAGGGATGATGGAATGATCGCCAGATTGTGATCCAGATGTGTCAATTGGTGCCCCGGTGGGGGAAGTTGCAAGATTAAATGTTGTGCCGGTTGAGTTGATGGCGTAGTACAACGTGCCAACAGTCAAGCCAGTCGGCAATGCGCCGGTAGTTGTTAACCGAATCGGCTCGCCTTCTGGAATCGGTTCTGTGGACGTGACTAATGCAGGGGTATCAATCGTAATGGTTACTGATATTGGTGAATAGCCAATACTGGCATCCCAGTAATAAATGCCACCACCACGAGGACCAAATACCAAGTCTTCGCCAAAATTACTTTGGCTCCATAAACGAAGAGCATCTGCCGTACTTTGTCA